AGGGTGGGCGGTTTTTTGTGAGCAAGAGAACACCACCGACCCCCCGTTCCTTTTCTAACCCACAAAACACCTCGATCGGACACGAACCGACAGGATCCGATTGATAGACCTTAAAACTGGAGAGATCCTAATCGATCAGGCTTATTCGGGATTAGGAGGTGTGCAAATACCGCGTATTCACTCAAAATTGAATGAATTACCATCAAAAGGTCAAGAAATGATCGACTTTGCGATTGAACTTGGCATCAATCTTATGGAATGGCAAAAGTTTGTGTGCATTCATGGTCATAAAGTCAGACCCGATGGTAGATGGGCGCATTCAGAAGTTGGTTTAATCCTTGCGAGACAACAGGGCAAGAGCACGCTAATGATGATTCGAATTTTAACTGGAATGTTTGTTTGGGGCGAAGGCTTACAGCTTGCATCAGCTCATAGGCTTACAACCTCATTAGAAACTTTTAGACAAATAGTTGCGCTTATTGAAACCAATCCAAAGTTGGAAAAGGAAGTAAAAAAAATTCGTTGGCAACATGGCGCGGAGGAAATAGAATTATTTGGCAACAGGCGGTTTGTTGTAAAAGCAGCTAACAATGCTGCGAGAGGGTTGAGTAAACCAGAAACGATACATCTTGATGAGTTGCGTGAATACAAGGATGAGGATGCTTGGTCATCAATGCGTTATTCCATGATGGCTGCTAAAAACCCACAAGTCTGGGTTTATTCATCAGCAGGAGATCAACATTCGGTAATCCTAAACAAATTGCGTGAGAGGGCGTTGGTTTCAGCTACAACCAACGATCCGATTGGTTGGTTTGAGTGGAGTGCAGAACCCGATGCCCCAATTCTCCTTCCGTCAGGAGAAATGAACTGGCAGGCATTTGCTCAAGCCAATCCATCGCTTGGTATAACAATCCACCCAGATAACTTAAAAGCCGTTATTAATGATCCGCCCGATATTGTGCGAACTGAGGTTTTGGCACAATGGGTCGATACGATCAACTCAGCAATTGATGCGCAAAAATGGGGATTATGTCAGACCGATCCAATACCTTTAGATCCTGATAAAGAAACATGGTTTGGGTTAGATTTAAGTCCAGATAGAAAATTTGGTGCATTGGTAGCCACACAAAAACTTCCGGGCGAAAAGTTTAATTTGATTTTGCTTCATACTTGGTCAAATGATTATTCCATTAACGATTTAGCGGTTGCAAATGACATTGCACCTTATGTCAGAAAATATAATGTTCAGACTATCGCTTATTCCAAAAGGACTGCACAAGCTGTCGCAAGTCGGCTAGTTCCTGCTGGAATTCCCATTACAGATATGGATGGGGCGATATATGCTGAAAGTTGTGATCGATGGCTGGGCGCAATCAATTCTCATCGATTACAGCATGGTGGGCAAGACGAACTTACCCAACAAACACTTTCCGCTGCGAAACTGCCCTATGGGGATGGGTCATGGATCATCGGAAGGCGTGCAAGTCGAGTGGCAGTTTGTGCAGCTGTTGCTTCGGCATTAGCAACATATTTTGCGACACAACAAGAAACGGAAATAGATATACAAGTCGGATAATTAGGAGATATGGTATATTATGTGCTAATGGGATTATTCGATCGTTTTCAAGTAAATACAAAAACTGCAACTGATGGCGTTGATGTTGCCGCTGCAAATGCGCCATACAACATCCAACAGGCTTTAGGTGGAATTTATTTTTCACACCAAACTGCAACTCGCGAACAAGCAATGTCAGTTCCTGCATTGGCAAGAGCAAGAAATATAATTTGCTCAACAATTGGTTCTTTACCATTAGAAGGATATAACAAATTTACTGGCGCACATGTTGAACCAGTTCAAGCAATTTGGCAACCAGATGCAAGAATTACTGGTTCAGCTGTTTATGCATGGTTGGCAGAGGATATTTTATTTTATGGTGTTGGTTATGGAATTGTTTTAGATGCATACTCAGTTTCAGATGGAGCAAGAGTTCGTCAATGGACAAGAGTTGCCCCAAATCGCATTACTCCACAATTAAATGCTAATGCAACAGAAATTGTTGGTTATTTATTAGATGGAACATTGACACCAGGATCAGGAATTGGCAGTATAATTCGATTCGATGGACTTGATGAAGGTGTATTGTCAAGAGCAGGTCGCACAATCCGCGCAGCTTTAGAATTGGAAAAAGCTGCTGAACTTTATGCAAAAGAACCAGTTCCAACAATGGTGTTAAAGTCAAATGGAACAAATTTAACTCCAGAAAGAATTTCAAGATTACTCGAAAGCTGGAAAACTGCTAGATCAACTAGAGCAACCGCATTCTTAAATGCTGATGTTGAATTGACTGCACTTGGATTTGATCCTGCAAAATTACAACTAAATGAAGCGCGCCAATATGTTGCTTTAGAAATTGCAAGAGCTGCTGGCATCCCGGCATATTTTATATCTGCTGAAACAACCAGTATGACCTATTCAAACTCTGTTTCAGAAAGAAAATCTTTAATTGACTTCTCGCTTCGCTCAATTTTAACAAGCATTGAACAAAGATTATCAATGCCAGATTTTACGCCATACGGAACTGAAATTCGCTTTAGCGTAGATGATTTCTTGCGTGGAGATGCATTACAAAGAGCGCAAGTTTATGAAATCCTAAACCGCATTGGCGCAATGAGCGTTGAGCAAATCCAAGAGGAGGAGGACTTAATCAAATGAAGATTAATTTCCCAATAACAATAACTGCCGCTGATACAAATAAGCGAACTATTTCAGGAAAGATCGTTGCTTGGAATGAAGCAGGAAATACATCAGCAGGAAAGACAATTTTTAGCAAAGACAGCATTGATTTTTCAAAGCCAGTAAAACTTCTGCTTGAGCATGACAAAACTAGACCTTTAGGTAAATTGATTGATATAACTGCAAACGATCAAGGTTTAGAAGGCACATTTAAGCTGGCAAAAACTTTTGCAGCAGATGATGCATTAGAGGAGGCAGCAACTGGATTACGCGATGGATTTTCTGTTGGCGTAATGGTTGATGCATGGGATAACAAAGATGGCGCAATGGTTATTTCAAAAAGTTCATTGGCTGAGGTCAGTTTGGTTTCTGATCCTGCAATTGCATCAGCAAGAGTTGAAAAAGTCGTAGCGACTGAAACAACACTAGAGAATTCCGAAGCAACCGCTGAGGATACAACAACACAGGAGGACAAAGTGTCTGATATTAAATCAGAGGCTCCTATCGCAACCGAAGCGGTAGAAGCTGCAAAGTCAGAGCCTGTGGCAGTAGTAGCAAATCAACCAGTTGCTTATACAAAGCCACGCTCACCAATTGTGTCTGCTGCTTCATATTTGGAGCACTCAATCAAAGCTGCAATGGGCAATGATGAGAGCCGTCAATATGTTAAATTCACAGACGACACATCAAGCAACACAGGGCTAACATTAGCCCCACACCTTAATGAGTTTTACACAAACACAATTAAGGGTCGCCCAGCAGTAGATAGCATTTCAAAGGGCGTATTACCAAATTCTGGGATGTCTTTTACACTTCCAAAGTTATCTCAAGCACCATCAATTACAATTGAGGCAGAAAATGGCGCACTAGGTGGCGACGAGATGACCTCAACTTATGTAACTGTTGACGTCAAAAAAGCAAGTGGAATTCAGACAATATCTTGGGAGCTGATTGATAGAAGTTCTCCTGCATTTATGGATGCCCTTGTTACAGAACTTTCTGATGCATACGCTAAATACTGCGATTCAGCAGTAATTGCTGCTTTCACAGCATCTGGAACACAAGCATCAACACAAGCTGCAACAATTGCAGGATTAAAGGCTTATATTGCTAAGGAAGTTCCTGCTGCATATAAGGCTTCAGGAAAGTTTGCCACAAACCTTGTTGCTAACACAGCATGGTGGGAAACAATTCTTGGAAGCGATGACACAACAAATCGCCCTCTATTTACAGCTGCACAACCTTCAAATGCTCCTGGTAATGTTTCAGGTCAATCAATTACAGGTCAAGTTCTAGGACTTAATCTTGCAGTTGATCCACACATGTCAGTTACAACACTTATTGATGAGAGCGCATTTATTGTTGCTCCAGATTCGTTTAAGTGGTTTGAATCTCCAACAACACAGCTACAAGTTCAAGCACTTGCTAATGGACAAATGCAGATCGCTCTTTATGGATACTATGCAATTGCTCCTATTTATGGTGCAGGAGTTCGTAGATTTAACCTTACCTAATAAGTAAGTAATCTAATGCCTACTGGTGCTCCCGCTGGTAGGCAGTTATAAATGGGAGTAAAAAGGAGATGACATGCCAACCATAATCACAGCCACAGAGTTGAGAAGCGTGCTTGGTGTGTCATCATCCTTATATGATGATACATATTTGAATGGTGTTATTGATACAGCTGAGGGTGTAATCCTTCCAATGCTAACGACTTTCAAAAGTCCAATTCAAGCAACAGTTTTAACGACAAATGTCGCAACTTTCACTACACTAGGAATTCATGAATTCACCGAAGGACAATCAGTTGTCATCGCAGGATGCGGAACACCCTACAACGGAACAAGAACGATCTTGGCAGATAATCTTGGACAATATACCTTTTCAGCATCGATCACTAATGCCGATATACTCGCGGCTAATGTCATCCCATCCGGAACTGCTACCTTATCTAGCGCATCAACTTATGTTGGAAATCAACCCGTTCGATCAGCAGTCTTTGCAGTTTCACTCGAAGTATTCCAATCAAGACTTGCAGGCGGAGGACAAATCGAAGGAGTAGATTTTACTAGCACTCCTTTTAAAATGGGTAGATCATTGTTTAATCGATGCGTAGGATTATTAGGAGCATACATTGATGTTGAAAGCATGGCTCAATAAATGCCATCATCAACAATTCTTTCAGCAGTTAGACAACCATTAGCAACAGCTCTTGCAAGTGTTGCAGGAAATG